GAAGTCCTTTCATGGATATAGATATATAATATTATTTATACAAATATCAACCTCTATATCCATGTTTTCTGACTATTTTTTCTTTCTGATTTTCACTTTTCTGTGAGGATCGCTATCAAAACGGTTATTTCCCACCTCAATATCTATGTTACAGATGTTGATGAGGTTCTTATCCCAGTCCACATCGTTGGGAAACTTGTCGGAAATATAGCAGTATTCGTATCTCTGCATTCCATAAATCTTGAAGTTCTCAACACCTTCATATTGCTTGACGAACTCACGACAGTCTTGGATGGTACCTGGCTTTATATCAGCAACATACTCATCCTTGACTGTTGTGAACTTGGTCGGTTTCTGTGATGGAACAAAGAGTGTGGGATGATAGTCCGACTTTAGACGAATCCGTTTACCATTCTCAACTCCACGATACAGTATCTTTGATCCATGAACCTGTGCGCTTGTATAGAATGTTTTATTATTGGTCATTATACCTCTGGAACAATCAGTTTTGAAGAAGGAGGCAACACCAGCCCACCGAACATTCCGTTATACTGGGAAATGAACTCATTCACTGGATTCATCATCACTATAACATGAGCCTTATGGATCACAAAAACTTTTTCTTCAGAAAAGTCTGCCCAGGGTGCAAATCCTACAGTCGGAGTTTCTGGACGTGCCTTGCTAGGCATTACTACTACTCTAACAGGATTTTTGATTGTGACATGAGTATCTGTTTCAGAGGAAACTTCCGCAAGAAGTTCCTCTCCAGAGATCATCTTTAGGATTTTTAGATTAGATGCCATTGGTATTACTCCTCAAGATCCGCGATGAAGTCATACACTCCAGCAGTTTCCCATCGTTCTGGGATAAATGTGACCTTATAGCCACCCTCTGTGGTATAGGAATACTTATTTTCGTAATCCATGACCTTGACCAGACGTTCCCATCGACCGTCAAACGCTCGCTGCCTGAACTCGGTTTCAAATGTGTTGTTGTGAGTAGTGTTCATGATGTAGTTCCTTTGTCATCAATATGGAGAGCATTATATACTAGATAAGGTTAGATGTCAAGTTTCTTCGCTATAATCTATTCCTTTTTTGGATAGACTGGATTTGTGACGTAAGGCTTGTTTTTTTGACACAAATTTGACTTTCATGCCAGATTTCGTCATATGTTCAATAGGATTGTTTATTGTCTGTTGTCTTCCTCGTTTTGAATATGCATCAAAATCACTTCTGGGCATAATGCGTTCACCATCGAAGCCGGCCGGCATCTTTTTTGTCTTACTTGTAGGAACTTCTCTTATTCTTGTTTTGTGAGAAGATATTCTCTTTTTTTCCTCAGGTGTATCAGCGACTATAGTTACATGTCTTTGCCCAGTTTTCGGATGTTTGTGGGTGATTATGTTTGTTCCTCTAGGAACAAGATAGTTTGTTACAGTTTCCCTATCTGTAGTTGTCATAGTTCCACTGACATTTCTTCTTGCACCACCAAACTTAGCCTGAGACCAAGAGGGTCTTTCACCTTTACGTGATATCGATGATGATCCTCTCATTCCCCTGGACGCTGTCGCATAAATTCTCTCTCCTTTTAATTTTTGTAAAGGAGGATCTATTCTTATTGCTTTGCGAGGATTTTTATCACCCAGAAGATTTGCTTCTTCTAGATACTCTTTGAAAGTTAGCATAAAAATAACCTTTATAGAACGTTATATAAAGTTATTTAGCAATTACTCAATCTCAATCTCACGCAGAGACGGAAACATAAAGAGCAACTGATTCCATGCTTCGGAAGCAATCAATCGATGTTCCTTCTGAGTACCATTGCCCATTCTAAGTTGGCAGTAGTGGATCCAGCTTCGGAGAGTACCATTCATATACATGCGTGATGATGTAAGCCCCTCTGGTAGAACTGCTCTGGCCTGCTCCTTAGCGATGCCTTGACTGATTGCCCACTCATATGCTCGTCTACTCATATCAAGCACCTTATCTTGTGAGATGATCCAGGTGTCCCTTATCTCATCGGGCACACCTTCTATACTATTTTGACGGTTCTTAGGGTCTTGTAACCTAGCATCACGGGTGACAAAACCCAAATCTTTAGTGGGATCAGCATACCGTTGGGAATTATGAACAACAATTCCATTAGCTATATAGTTATGGCTATGATGATCGATTTCGAGGTCATATGTATCTTCATTGCCAACATATTCAATTGATTTGATGGTTTGCCATTCTATGGTGTAAGCACTCTGCTTTCTGTTTTTAGCGCCCATAGATTGCCAACCAGTATAATCTTCTTTTTTGTGATGTTCAATGTGGCACGACCGACACAATAATTGCCAATTAGCAGTATCATTGTTTTTTGTCGGATCAACAGAAACTGGAATGATATGATGTAGATCAATTTTACCTTCGTTTGTTCCGCACAACGAACATGTATCTTGATGCTCCCTTCTAAATTCTCTCACAGCAATCGAGTCCAGTGGTTCGCGCCTTTTTGAATTGCCTCCCCTATACCAATTATGATTTTCTCCTCTGGCAAGAGCAGACTGTTGACTCTTACGTCTAGACTCAATGCTTCTGGATTTTGTTTTATATCCATACTTTCCTTTATTCCACACAGGAGCAATCACATTCACTTCTTGTTTTGTATATTGTAATCCGTGAATGCGAACCCATTTGCGAATAGTGTTATAATTGAAACCATATGTATCTACAATCCATTGTATGCCACCATTCTCAAAGATACTTTTATTTTTTATGTCTGTGAGCCAATCTTTACTTTGATACAGCGGAATACCATTGACGCCAACAAGAGGTGATTTGATAGTCATCATAGCCCTATTATTCTCAACCACAAGACCAGTAATATCTTCTAATGATTTGAAACCCTCTTTGGTCAAAAATTTGTGTTCTTTTGTAGTTTTTATTTTCTTACCATCATCCAATGTTATTTCAAAAAGAGGTTTCACTCCCGTCTTGAACACTTCTTTGATATGGGCCGTAGTTAATTGACCAGTCGTTTCATCATAACATTTGATATACATAGATTTCAATCTATCTTTCAATGGAATACGAATTTCGTTGCCGTGTTTCCCTTTGATTGGAGCAGCACCATTTTCCCACTTATCCCACAAGTCTTTCAGCTTGATTTTATGTGTTGGCTTATATGATCCTTTGCGTATATTTTTGGGAACAGCAAAATAAATTTCAGTATCTCCCGACAAACAAAATTCTTGAAAACTGAAGCTCCTATGCCGAAGAATTTGTCTGGCAATATCGCGCGTCGTCACAATCTCCATGACAATATTGACCATTTCAAAAGGTGACCAATGTTTATTCTTGACAAGGTATCTTAGCAGTTTATTTGATGTTAGAGTATTACTCTGATTAGATGGATTACTCACGCGAGCAACATACGCGATAAACTCTTCCACCGTTAGTGTGGTCATATCACCACTGTCTTGTTCAGCACGAATATAAGGCTGCGTTACTGCTATGATTTTCGCTGTGTTCATTGAATACCTCTACAAGTAGATTGCTCTTGTTGCTTGTGTTATAGCACAGCAACGTTGTTGTGTCAACACCTATTTTTGATCGTTCTTCCTTTGAACCATCCAACTGGTATAGGATCAGACTTTTTAACTTTTACAGATTTTTGACCATCCGTTATCCACATCGTGTTAAACTGGCTATTGGATTTTCCTAATCCTTGTCCTTTTGACGACGCCGACATTTTATATCTAGTTTCAACTGAGTGTGTTTTTCCTTTGAAAGGTGCAAATATGTCGGATGTATATTTTGATTTAATAGTGTCCCGCCATTTTTTTGAACGGTTGGCAACTTTTTCAGGATCTGAAAAGAAAAGTCCTAAACCTTCCTTGGCTCTTTCTTCGAGCCCTCTAGATTTTGCTATTTTCATAGCCTTTTGGTTTTTTTCTTTTCTTAATGCTTCATTTGAATTGATGTATTCAAATCCACCGTATCCGCCAAGACATAAATTATATGTGTCTGATCTTGTGCACCATTCTTCGTTGACCAGTTCTTTTTCTTTATCGTTCATTTCATTTTCACAAGAAAACGTGTGCAAAATTTCTTTGGAAAAGTTCTCAATACCGTATTTTTTAATGGCAAGTTTCAATAACTTGCCAGACCCAAAATAACCATCATCAAGGCTGGCGGTTTTGTGCTTTCCTATATAAATCTTACCGTTAAGAATATTGGTGATTTTGTATATTATGAAGAACATAAACATCTCCTCTCGGAGTATTTATACAAAGATAGCGGGATGTGAGAATCGAACTCACCTCGTCAGCTTGGAAGGCTGTCATAATACCACTATACCAATCCCGCAAACCCATTTATACCTTGCTCTTAGGCTTCTTTGCGCGTGGTGCTCGAGGCTTCGATGTCTTTTCCTTCTTGGCTTTCGTTGGATTCGCAGGTACAACTTCGACAACGGAAACTGGGGTCGGTGACTCTTCGACCACTACTACTGGTTCTTTTACACGCAATATCTTCGTCTTGATCCATGTTAGAATTACACCCATTTGATTTTAGTCCTCTGTTTGTGTTACACGATAATATTTAGAAGGATAGTCTGAACATATACCGTATGGTTCGAACTGAAGAAGAAACTCAGTTGAAAAATGTTTTTCCGGCATCACGAATACAGACTTCTTCGATACAGGAACAACACCGGGATATGCCCAGACATGTCCTTTACTCGTCAAAGTATAGGAATCAACTCCATGCCAGAAGCAGTTCATTTCATTTGCTAAACATACTTCTAGAGCAGTTGCGTTCTTACAATGAATCCATAGGTTGTATGCACGATTTTCAAGCCATGTCGTTCCTATTTGATGTTCAGGTCCGTCATGTCCTAAGTATAATGCACCATGCATTCCCCATAGATCAATCTCAACATCATACATCAAAGAGATTGCTTTGTCAATATATTCCGGATGATTTTCCATCTCAGGATTTCTTCCATCGATGTTTCCTCTGTGAGCAATGAGTAGAATGTTTTGATTTGTCATAGATTTATTATAACTCCCATATTCTCACCTCTAGGATGTGGAACAACAATCTCTACCTTCTTATTAAATGTCTTCATTATGAAGTCATGAACATTCTGTGTGCAACTCCACGGATATATATCATGCAACACAAACACAAACTTATCATCTAAATGTTTTGATATTTCTTCTATATCTTTAATCATTTGATGTTCAAAGTGTCCCGCATCAAGAAAAGCAAAGTCTAGCTTCTTATCACCGAAGTTTTTCTTTAGTATACTATCCACATCATTAGGAGACCATCCGATCTCTGCTACAACATTATCTTTAACATCAAATTTTTCAATCAAATATTTTACACTCTTATATCCATCAGATTCATCATAAACTTGTCTTTCAAAAGTTTCATATGTTCCTGCATTGTTATAATGTTCTTCAACATATGCATCCATAGTGACAAGCAGTCCACCAGTTTTTTTGAATCCAGTTCCTATAGCCATGCCAGAAATACCAAATGCTGTGGCTAACTCAAATCCTCTTTTCAGATTGTTTGTAGATACAACATTGTGTAAATAGTCCCACTCAGCTTGCATAATACTTAAAGGAACAGAATGATTTGTCATTCTTAGATGTTCATTATACATCTCATATTGGACAGGACCATCTCTCATAATAACTATATCAGTAAGCATTAGTTCATTTCCTTATATTCACCCATAGGAGTGTGTTGTATTGTTTTATGAATGGAAAATTCTTTCCATGGCAGTCTCATACTTCTAATCCAAGTTTCCGACATCGTATGTGGACACAAAAGATTTGTATTATTATATACCGGTTCAAGAAAAGCAGAAATCTTAGAGAACAATATCATCTGTAAACTATCAGCCACCTGAATCATATCACCGGTTCCTTTACCTAGGTGATTTCTGTGTGCTAGTGTGTAAAAAATATTTGGTTCAAAATCTGGTAAATCTTGATGAAATATCATATCTGGTCGCATACGAATAACTGTATTGTAATTCTCACCATATTTCATCATATGATGTTCCATCAGTTGAATACCGTGTGCGAGTTTATAGAACATGGATATAATGTTCTTTGCTCTGTGTGCGAAATTTGGAAACTTATTACCTCTTTCTTCGAACAACACATTATAATCTTGCCAACTCTCCATTCTAAACTGTTTGGGTTTATATGCTTCAATAACTTCTTCTTTATTTACTTCTGGTGTCTGTTCATGAAAACCTTTGATGTTTTGTTTATCACCAGGTATCCACCATCCTTCTTCATCCCATGTATCAATAAAGATATCTGGATTATATCTATCCATAACTTTCTCTTTGAAGTTGGGAAACACCTGCTTCCAACATCTTAGATGTCCTGTGAGAACAACTGCTGTTTTCATTTCTTATGATGTTCCAAAAAATAACTCAAGTCTTCTGGTGTTCCGATACCCCACATTCCAGTGATTTCCTTTGCTCTAATCTTCTTGTTATCAGCAACAGCCTCATTGAACACAGGGCAGACATAGAACTCGTTATTGGTTCTAATGTTCTTTTCTATCATTCGTTCAGCATACTTCACATAGTCAGAACCTCTTTTCCAATAATAGATGCCGACAGTGGCATTATCGGAGATAGGATTCTTCTCAGCAACTTCACTAACAAATCCATTATCTCCTATCTTAGCAAATGACCACTTAGGATGTGTTGCTTTGAATGTGACTATACCACCATCAATGTCATCTGCGGTAAAGGCATATAACGTCTCGTTTGAGTTCCATTCCACAAACTGATCTGAGTTAGCCATAAGAAGAGGTTGATCGTTGTCAATAAGTTCTTTAGCCAATAGTGTAGTGCAAGCAGCGCCTTCTGTCAAGCCATCAACTTGAACTATATCACATCCAGGTGCAATCAAATTGAGGAGTTGCTTTAGATTATATTTCTCATAATGTTCCTTTTGCACAAGAAAGATATAGTGTGCTTCCACATTGAGATTTTCCACAACAACCTGAATCATTGGCTTTCCATTGACTTCAATCAGAGGTTTAGGAAAGGTATAACCAGCCGCAGCAAATCTACTACCAGCACCTGCCATAGGTATCAATACATTCATCTTATCGTTTCTCCATGGTATATTCAATGACTTATTCTTCATTTCAAATTCATCAACAAACTTCATAAAAGACTTTTCGTTTAGATCATAAGCATCTTTGATGGGATAAAGAGTGGCACCAGAGTTGATAGCACCTTCGCGCCCTATGTGACTATCTTCAAGAATAATGGTGTTCTTAGGAAGTGCTTTCATCATTACCATACACTTCCAATACATTTCTGGAAAGGGTTTGGGATTGAATACATCTTCGTTGCTAACATAGTAATCAACATCAGTCAGAATATCTATCGCATCAAGTGATACCTTTACTGTCTCTCTGATACTATTAGATGCTACAGCAATCTTCCATCCTTTTTCTTTGAGAGCCTTGATTATACTTTTTGCATCTTTATTATATGGACATTGTGGTATAAGAGCAAATGTGGCTTTCTGTTTTTTGTTCCAGATGTTATCATATTCTGCTATAGGTAATCCCTTGTCTTCTGTCAACAATTTTAGTTTCTTGGTGGTACTTAGTCCATCATAACGCGATAGATGTTCTTGTCTGTTTATGATATATTTCCAATTCAACGTACCCAATGCTTCATTCAATGCATGATAATGGAGTTCTCTAGAATCAAGAAGAACACCATCAAGATCAAATATAATCAACTTGTTGTTATCTTGCATCACGATGTACCTTATTATGTCTCACGATACTATCACCGTTACATTTCATTATATACTTAGTTCTCACTCTAAGTGACCATTCAACATCTTCTGCTTGACCATGAGTGAGGTTTTCATTGAACGGTTGAGACTGAATTACATGCTTCTTTACCAAGAAGTATCCACCAGAGATATACATAAAATGGGTTCTGTCCCACATAGTGTATGGTAATGAATAGTATCTTGGAAAGAATGGATCATCCCATACAACCCAATCTGTAAAATGTCTTTTGCCGTTTATGAGTAATTGTTGATTTGAACATATGTCCCAATCATCGCCAAATACAACAAAGTTGTTATACCATTCCTTGTCAAATACATAATAGTCATGTAGAAGAACTACATTATCATATTTTGCAGATTGTGTCAAGATGTTTTTTTTCCGTGTGATCCATCCGGGTTTCTGCGTTTCATCAAAGTGAATACAATTAACGTCAGATGTGTCTATTTTACCGTTTCCTATTGTTAGGATTTCATACTTAGGAATAGATAATGATCTAATAGATGAAATAACTTCATTCAGTTGATCTACATTCTTATAGTCTGTGCATATTCCAAAGGTGAAATTTATCATTCTTATATCAACTTCACTATATCATCAACCGTTGCTTTGATAGAATGATTGGACATCATGTGATTATATGCTCTGATTAACATATCATCTGATGATTTACTGAATGTTTTTAGGTATTCTATCAATTCACCATCCGTGTTATATGTAAATCCATAATCTCTCATTAGGTGGGCGCCTGCAATATTTCTTGCTGCCCATGGTGTTTTGTTCAACATAGATTCAAGTAACACCAAACCAAATCCCTCTTTGTGAGAATGCATGATGTAAAGGTCTGCTTCCAATATGGCAGACATTACATCATTTCTATCATCTATCATCAAAGCGGATATATTAGATGTTGATAACGGTTTTATATTGTGTCTATTGTCATAACCTGTTAGAACAAGATGAATATCTGATCTTTCCACTTTATTAAATACATCTACCAATTCATGCATTGCTTTGTTTGGCCAATATCCACCACAAGACAGAAGCATCAACTTATCATTTGGAATGTTATACTTATTTTTGAAACCAGATTGTCCTATTGATATCTCTGGATTTATACCATGTCTAATGTTTACTGATTTGTGTATATATCCCGTTGAGTGTAGAAACTGTAAATCTTCTTCTGTTGAATATCCAATATATTTCACGTTCTTCATAGCATGTTGATATGTAGGACTCATAGAAGGAACTATTAACATGAATAGAATAGGAGATCGGATGATGTGTGAATGTTGTAGTATAAAATTTTGCAGAGGAACATCCCCACCATGAACAACAATCAGATTCCATTCTTCGTTTAGTGTATTAACATCACTCGTAACTCTAACACCGTTGACATCACCCTTATGTTCTCCTGTAAACACACATACATCATACCCTCTTTTCAGAGTTTCTTCTGCCATGTCCCTTACATAGTTTTCTGATCCTCCAGCATAAGGAACATATCTATGAACCACATATAAGATTCTTTTTCTTGACATATCAGACATTGTTTATAACACCTTTATATACATTATTTGAAAACCAGTTCAAAAATCTTCTTCTATCCATATACTTATTGGAAATATTATTGTCATTGACGAACATAGATTGCATATACATTTCTTCATATAGATCAGGATTTTTATCTATAGTCACAATAACTTCAAAGAACTCATCGTCATTTCCATAATCATGCCAGTTAAGAAATGCTTTAGGATTGAAATCAGTATCTACAGTGGGACTGCCCCAATAGATAGGTATAGTTCTTGCACACAATGATTCATATAGTTTCTCTGTGGTGTATCCTGGATAACTACTATTCTCAAAGCATAGAGAGAACTTATGATTGCTTAGAAAATCATATTTTACTTTAGGTCCATCATCTTCTCTAGATAGAATATATCCTATATTGTTATAATGTGATCCTCCAGATGATACTTGTCTGTATGCACTTAATTTATGAAACCAATCGTTTCTCATCTTGCACATAGGATTGGTCACTACAAAAGAACAGAATCCTTTATTATCCAGTTCAATCAAATCTGAGATACTTCTTCTTGTATTTTGAATCGACGGATTATTCTTAGATGCATAGCTAGTTTCATATAAAACATATAGAGGAAGTCTATAGTTCCTTCCATCAAACTCATGATGGTCAAAAGATATTGAGTAATGACAACGATAATCCCAGGGTCTAGCATTCTCTCCTGTATAGAAAATCTTTATACAGTTTCTATTATCATATGAAGTGTTGTTTGTTCCAAAGTTTTTATCTCCAAATATGAGATAATCTGGATTGATATCGTCTCGTATAACTTGATAATCTTCTGATAATAATTCTGTGAAATAATCTTTTGTTAGTTGAAATGTATCACTGAATCCCAATCGCAGTATATTTTTATTCATTGTATATTATACCATCTCCAGACACCGCTTGACACTATCTCTTGTTCTTTGTTTGGTTTCCCATCCCAAAATCAACTTTGCTTTGGTAACATTTGGAACACGGATTCTAACATCATCCTTATATGCTTTAGCTGTAAAGAACGATGGCACTGGTGTATTGATTATACCAAGTTCATTTCCTAGTTCATGTATCATCAAAGCCAATTCGCGCATAGATGTTGGCTCTGGATTACCGAGGTTGAAACACTCGTTCTTTGATGATTCACTAAACGAATAATCTGCTATAGCCTG